TTAAGTGCAGCTTGCAAAACGTCCTGAGAACCGGAAACGTCCTGGCGCGCGAACCAAGTTAAGTCGAGCAACTTAACGACATCAATAGACACCCCCGTGGATCGGAAACGTTTAAGAAAATAGTCACGCAGATAGCCGACGTGTCTGAACTCGTATGCATAGGAAAGAGATTTTCCAGCCATATACTCAGCATCACTGACATCTTGATTGCGGTTAGCACGTGCATTGAACCTACACAATGCTTTGCCAATGAGCGGTACCATGACATTCTGGTCTCCTTTAGGAACAAAAAACCTAGAGAGGAATGTAAGGTCACAATACAAACGCCGCTCGCGAGCCTTAAGCTTCATCCCAGCAGCGTGGCAATGCTCGACCCATAACTTCACAGAAATTCCCTTCTCTCCTGTACGAGCTGCAATATCATCGCCGAGCACAGCTATCCGAGTACCAAGTACTTTCTGTTCGACGCAAAAACTATACCAAAGACACATGTTCCAAACAGTGTTGCGTCCAGTGGTGTCAGTACCACCTGTGGCCAATTGATAAAATAAAGTGGCTGACAATCCGTACTCAAAGGACACAACATCATATGACTTGGATAGCTTGCGGTAAAGCTTGGTATACCATCGAGGTGCTCCACTAACTTTCAACCAGTAGGCAAAAATTTCATGCACAGCACGGAGTTGGCTCCTGTCGTTTGCCGAAAAATCGCCCTCATAGAATTTACCAGGACCTGCCATGAAGTCAGCTATGACAGTATCTTTCTTTGAGTAAGCGAAACAAACGCCATCAACCTCCGGACATGAAAACTCGTCTAACGCGCAATTCATACGTTTATTAAACTCATCTTGAAGAGGTCCAGTGACGACGTTGTACTCGTCTGAACCTACGTAGATAATGCGCGGAGCCCAAGCAGGATCGTTCCGTTTAAGGAGCACTTCACCTTTCACCATCAGAGACCTGGTGGACAAGGTGCGGAAATCACAATCATGCAGACGGAGTAAAGCTTCATTCATTCTCTTCTGCTTATCAGGTGAGAATTTTTGTACCCATCGATCGAAGACATCCTGCGTCCAATCGAAAGGCTCCATCTTCGGGAAAACGAGGTCAGCTAATTTTAGGCTGGACTTCACTACACTGGGAGCTATGACCTGGTCACTACGGAAATTGCAACGCTTATTAAAAGCGGCAATCATAGAACTGATATCATTACCAGTGACCACCGGTACTTGTTGGGAGAGTACTGGACCTAATTGATCAACAGGTGCGTAGACTGGAGCGTCAATTTTCTTGCTTTCGTCCAATCTAAAGGGCACCTGAGGAACAAAATCCCGCACCGGCACAAGCCGCAACCTGGGCTCACCGTTGAAAATATGGTCACCATGATCTTCTACGGCTACGATTGAAGGTGCGCCCAGGCGTTGGCGCGTGTAGTGGGAATGTCGTTTCTTAGGCAGCTTGCTCAAGTTAGTCAACTTGACAAATGAGTGTGTTGAATGACCAGGAT